TTGCAAGCTGATGGCACGATTGCGGGCTACAAGGCTTTCGGTCACAGTCAGATCACGGCTGCGTTGTTGACTGACGCCAACATCGACATCTACAACGAGGTGTATGATACAACGGGAACTACCGCCATCACTAACGAAGCAGATGGACAGCCGTTCTTCCTCGTGAATATGAACGATGTGTACTGCTGTTATTGGGGCGGTGCAGATCTGGTAGTGGACCCGTATACTGCTGCTGCTGAGGGAACTACGCGTATGATTATGAACTACTACGCGAACTGCGATGTGGCTCACGCGGCTTCTGCCAAGTACGTTGTTGTTGCGTAATAGCTGATTGAGAAACCCCGGCTCCTGACGGTAAGCAAATGCCCTCCGTCAGGGCCGGGGCTTTCTAAACCCACACCAAGATGTATCAGCATCCACACGTTCGATATGCCGCTCCGACATCTACGGGGTCTCTGACCAGCGGGCAATTGCCTGTCCTGGCTGATGCCAAGGCGCACCTTCGTGTGGACTTCGATGACGATGATGGTTACATCGGCGACATCTTGACTTCGGTGACTGCCTACATCGAAGATTACTGCGGAGTCGTATTCGGCGCGGCAGTACAGCACTACGCATATTGGGACTATGCGTATCCTGTCGTCAACGTAGATATGAGAGGGGCAGAAGCCAAGGTCAGCGGGGCAGGAAATCAGCCCCCTACACTTTCCCAACTTGTTGACGGATCGTATACTGCTTTAGACGCGTCCAACTATGCAGTTGATTATGTCACCACTCCTATGCGTGTGCATATGAAGAATGGATTCGGTTATGCAAGCGAGTTGAATCAGTTCCGCCTTGAGTGGAAGACTGACACACAAACTGTCCCAGCCTTTGTGTTTCAAGCTGCATTGATGATTGTCGGTCACTACTACGAGAATCGTCAGGACGTTGGCAAGGAGCGCATCTTCGAAGTCCCAATGAACAGTAAGTTCCTGCTTGACAGGTACAGGAAGCAAGTCTTCACCTAATGCTCAACATTGGTACCTTCCGCCGTAAGATCTTCTTGTATGAGCCAAGAACGAGCATCAATGATTTCGGCGAGACCGAGGTTGAGGGGTACGTTCTTCGTCTGACCTGTTTTGCCAAACGCAGGGACATCGAGTGGTCTACAATCGGTGAGGAGAAGCACGGTATGCAACTGGTCGTTGAAGCGCGAACCGAGTTCTACATTAAGAAGTACCGACCCGAAATAAAGGAGACTTGGATTGTCGAATTCAATGACAATTACTACGAGTTGACAAGGGTAGACGAGTTTGGCAATTCAGAGTATTCTCGAATTCTTGGGCTACGAAGAGACAATTGGACTCCTCGCATTATCACCTAATGCCCAAAATTAGTAGTAAGTACGCGCCTAATGTCTTCTTTGACGCGTCTCAATTTCAGGATTTTGAAAGAGACCTTAAGAAGCTATATGGACTCTCCGTAAAGAAACGCAGGAAGGAGATGGGCAAGGTTCTTGCCTTTGCCCTTATGCCGACCAAGAAGGCGATGATTACCAACGCCAAGAAGATTAAGCGTAGGGGTGTTCTGGCTAACAGCATTACGACAACTGACCAGAAGGCTACGGGAATCGGATCGAGAGTCGGAAAGCGGACAGGCCCAACGATTCGAGGCACAAAGAAGAAACGCGCCTACCACGCACACTTGGTCGAGTTAGGCACAAAGAAGAAGCGCAAGACCCCAAAGGCTGGTAAAGGACCATTCAGGTTCTACAGTCAGCGGTATAAGAAACGCCTCATACTGCCCTCTATCAATCACGGGAGTAAAGCCAAGCCCTACATCAAGCCAGCTTGGGAAGCTACGCGCAGAGGCATACCGGGTCGCATCAAGGAGAAGATGAACACGATCTTCAAAAACCTCACCAAAAAAATGGGCAAGAAATGATTCATATTGTTCGCGCACGTTTGATTCAAAACAACGCACTTACTGACCTGATACCCGCGTCATCCATTCACCTATGCAAGGCTCGTCAGACTAATGAGCGACCATACATTGTGATTGACCTGGAGGAGACCCAATTCGAAAGGAACAACCTTGCGGTACACGGGGAGATTTACAATGTGCTGGTGTACATCACCGCAGAGAAAATCAGTCAGGCTTGGGAAATTCACGAGGAGGTCAAACGGTCCCTTTCCGAATATGACGGGTCAGTTACTGTTGATGGAGTAACCTACAACTTTGGTCAATGTAGCCTCGTGGACATTATGACTGATTCCCACGAGATACACGACTTCTACATCGTCGGTATGTCATTCAACATCATTATGGGTGTTTAATCGAACTTGGTTTGTCTTCTGCCTTTGATGTCTATTTAATCTTGCCCCAAAGAACAAGCTATGGCAGCACTTAATGGCAATTGCGTCTCACTATATGTAGCCTCCGGCTCCGGCACTCCTTCTTTTTCAGGTACTGAAATTGACGGTGTGACTAGTTGTAGTATCTCTTTGAGCAATGCTACGTTTGAGACGACTTCAATCCAAGGTGGTAGTTGTGCGACAGTTCGCGACTTTGCGGTTGGAACTACGAGCGGATCTTTGAGCGTTGAAGGCATTGTTGATGAGTCTTTGGTGTCTGGAGGAACAAACATCTTGTTCAATTATTGTGACACCAAGACCCAGATCTCAATGGCCTGGGGTGATGGCACAAAAGGTTTTGGTGCGGTAGGTTACTGCACTTCTTTCGAAATCTCTGCCGGAATGGACGACTTTGCTACGTTCTCGGCTTCATTTGAAATTGACGGTCTTCCCGTTGCAATCGGATTCTGACAATGGCTGGAGTAAATTCAAATACTTGTTGCATCTACATTGATACGGCGGCAGGAACCGTAAGTAATGATCCGGCTGAAACATCAGGAGCAAGTCCGGCACTTGTTCCAATTGCTTATAGCACTTCTGCTGGTGTCTCCATCAACAATGCCACCTTTGAGGTCAACTACAAGAAGGCCACGGGTGCTACAGTATCAGACGCACCATCTCTTGCTCCCACAAGGGCTTTCAATGTCGGAACTCAAACCGCAAGTATGAGTTTTGAGGGTGTTGTTGATTGGACGGTGATTGCTGACACGATTGCTCTCAACGAGATCTTCAATAGTTTTCTTGCCAAGAGTCAAATCACGGCCTGTTGGGCTAGTACGGACACCAATGCAAACGCATATCACGCGAAAGGCTACATCACAAGTTTTGACTTGAGTAGTAGTGTAGATGACTTCGCTACTTTCAGCGGATCAATTGAGTTGATTGGTGACATCACCGAATTGGCTTGATGCGTGACATCACCGAACTGTAATTAGTGTATCTTCGGGGAAACCCTCGTAGATGAACTCTCTGTCCGGTAAATTTCAAATCACGGTTGGCAAGAAGAAATTCGAATGCCATCTGTCTATGAACGCCTTCCGGATGCTTGCCGAGAAGGAGGATTTGTCACTTGAGCAAGTTCAGCTTCTTCTCCAGCACCGACCCATTTCGGCTGTTCCCGGCATCCTGTATATGGGTGTCAAGAACCACTTCTACTTCAACTCGAAGCCGCTCGACGAACTACCAGACTACGAGTACTTCACGGCTCGGATTTTGGACGATGCCGAAATGCTGCCTAAGTACATCGAACACATCACCAAGGTTTACCAAGGTGAGGAGGAGGTGGACGAAGAGGACCAAGGGCAGGGAAAGAAGTAAGCGGTCAAGACAAGCCTGTTACTTGGGACGACCTGTACCGTCAGGGTCTATCCTGCGGCTTGTTGCCCAATCAGTTTTGGTCGCTTACATTCTTTGAATTCACACAATATTCCCGGTCGATCCGGGAGTCGGATGAACGTGCTTGGTGGCATACTGCCAGCCTTATGGCTCTTCACGCCAATCTAAACCGTGACCCAAAACGTAAGCCGAAGCCTTACACGGCATCGGACTTCTTTCCGTATACCGAAAAAAAGAAAGCAAAGTTTGTTCGCCCTATTGAGGACGACACAAAAGAACTTGCCGCCGATTGGGCCACAAGGCTCACCAACCTGAAAAATGGCGGAGAAAGTAAGTAAGCTATCAGTCATTCTCTCTCTGGATAGCACCAAGTTCGAAAGGGCTTTGGGTGAGACGGAGAAGAAGATGAAGAACGTGGGTCGTCAGCTTGCGCAGACGGGCCAAGATATGAGCCTGTATCTGTCGTTGCCACTTGCGTTAATTGGGCAACGGATAACTGAGACAGCTACTGAATTTGAGTACCAAATGGCGCGTGTGTCGGCCATTAGTGGTGCTACAGGGGTGCAGTTTGGTAAACTTCAGAGCAACGCAGAAAGTCTCGGTGCATCGACCATCTTCACCGCCCGTGAAGTCGGTCAGTTGTCAGAGGAGTTTGCCAAACTCGGATTTACTGCCGACGAGATTGTTCAGGTCACAGAAAGCACCTTGTCTTTGGCGCAAGTGACAGGTGCGGCATTGCCTAGAGCTGCCGAGGTCTCTGGTGCTGCCTTGCGGACATTTGGATTAGACGCATCCAAGGTTGGCGAGGTCAATGATGTCGTTGCCGTAGCAATTAGTAAGTCCGCATTGGACTTCGAGTCTTTCGCCGAGACTATGAAGTATGCGGGATCGCAAGCGGCTATTAGCGGGGTCTCAATGGAAGAGTTGAGTGCCGCTATGGGTGTCCTTGCCAATACAGGTGTCAAGGGTTCAATCGCGGGTACACGTCTGCGTATGATTTTCGCCAAACTCTCGCAGGAGGGCGGCAATGTCCACGACAATTTCATCGAGTTGATCAATAGCAACTTGACGATGAACGAGGCTATTGAACGCTTTGGAATTCGAGCGGCCACCGCCATACCTGTACTCCAGCAGAACCGCGAAGAGTTCTTCAAGTTGGAGAAGCAGATGAGGTTGTCGTCAGGCACTCTTGCCATTATGCAAGAGACTATGGATGACACTTCTTTTGCAATGCAGAGGAAGCTGAAGTCTGCATTGGAAGATGTGAGCATTCAAATGGGTAAGGCCCTGCTCCCGATGGTCAACCTGGTTGCAGGAGCATTGACTTACTTGGCTAATGGCTTTGCTAGTCTACCACCATTCATACACGGTGCAATTATTGCGTTCGGTGCAATTGTTGCGGCTGCCGGACCGCTATTGCTTCTGACAGGGAAGTTGCTTCAAATACTTCCAACACTAACTCTGGTCTTCCCCAAGTTAGCCGCCGCAATCACATTCCTAACCGGACCTTGGGGTCTTCTCATTGCTGGTGTAGCGGCATTAGGTATGGCGTTGTATGCGGCGATTGGAAGATCCGAGAAGATGGTCGGCTTGACAGAGCGACTTGCTGAAGCAAATAAAGCAGCCAGCTTAAGCGCGGTCGAAGGCAGTTCCAAAATCAGACTTCTCATTGATGCGTACAAGAATGAGAATCGCACTTTGGAAGAGAAGCAAGACATTCTCGACAAGTTGAACGAGTTGCAACCTGATTACTTCAGTGAACTTGACGCAGAAAAGACAACCATAAGCGACCTTAAAACAGCATACGATCAAATGTTTGAGAGTATGCTGAAGATGGAACGCGCAAAAGCGTTTATGGCGGAGGTCAATAAGCTAGAACAGCAACGAGTCGAAGCTTTAATTCGTCAAGACGAAGTCACACGGAAACTTTCTTCAGCCCGGTCAAATGCCGCATCAGAGACAAAAGTCAGTATGCAGAGGACTCAGTCTTTTTCGGGTGTAAAAAATGACTTTGTGTTTGCTGGTAGCGGTAAGTCGGCTGCGGCAACTGCGGCAGATCGTTTGGTCAAATCCCTTGAGGGCGATAGCGCGGCAGTACAGACTGAAATAGACAACATAGAAGCACAAGGACAGCGTTTGCAACAAATTATGCAGGATGAAGGGCTGTTTGGTTTGTTGTCAGGTATTACGGGTAGTGGAAGCGGAGCCGGACAGCCTGTCGAATCTGGGGCTGACCCGGTGGACTACTCGGTCAAGGCGACAACAAGCGAAAAGGCTCTGACCAATCTTGGCAATGCTCTCTCCGAAACTGCTGTGCGTATGTCCGTCTTGGGTATGAGCAGCAAGGAGGTTGCAGAGGAGAAGTTGAAGGCATTCGAGTCTGCTCTGGGCGCATTGATTACAGCCTCTTCGGAAGGTGAGAGTGTAGGCAATGAGATCGCGTACATCGTCGCCGAAATGGGCAATTTGCAAACCGAAATTGATGCCCTGACGCAGAGCGAGGATCTTGACAAGATCTTCAAGAAGATGAACGAAGGCTTTTCTTCATCAAAGATTGCTATCCAGGAGGGGGCTATCACCCCATTGGAGGATGCAAAAAACCGAATGAAGGCGACCAAAGATGCACTTGATGCATTGACTGACGCGCATTCGGATCAAGCCAGCACTATCGCCAGACTACGCGGTGAATACGCGCTATTGGTAGATGAGGTTAAAAAGTTGACTGAAGCCGAGCGACTTGAAAAGCTGCAAAAGGACGTAATGACCAAAACCAATGAAGCCATAATTCAAGGAAGTATGGACATTGGTAAGGCTTTGGGTCAGGTTGCGGCAAGTGGAGAGGATGCGGGTAAGGCTATGCTGGAGGCTTCGACAAGCGCACTTTCAGCACTCATCACGCAACTATACCTCTTGTACGCAAAGTCGGTGATGAGTAGTGCGACAATCCCTGACCCTATAGCGAAGCTTGCGGCATTAGGCATTGGAGCGGGCATCTTGAGTGGTTTCATTGGTAACATCCCAAAGATGGCGCAAGGAGGTATCGCCGTGGGTGAGCAACTCGTAACGGTAGGCGACAACCGCTCTGGTCGGGAGGCAATAATCCCGCTCGAAAAATTGCCGTCAATGATGGAGAAGATGGGGGCTGGTGGCAATAACCGAGTATATGGCTCGCTTCGCGGAGAAGACATTCATTTAAGCAGTATGCGCGGAGCAAGAATGCAACAAAGAATCATTTGAGATGGCAACCCAAGTAGTATACACAAGCACATTTCATAGTCAGAGTGACGACACGTTCCGCATTGACATCGTGGATGTTGATTATGCCGCAGAGGGTATTAGCGCAACCAATCAGATGTATGGATATGGCATATCCAATCTGCCGCGTGAGTTTCAGGTCATTCACGAGAGTCCAACGATAACCTGGGACGGTAATGCAGAGGAATTAGCCCAACCTTTGATTGGATCAAAGTTGGAGTTTACTGCTCTTTTAGAAGACGAGCATAAAGGTCTGCTTGCGGCAATGAAGCAATTGCCCGAACATCGATTGTGTGCAGAGGTCTACAGGCACAATGGGGCAAGTTCGGACTTAAGTACGGAAAGTAATTGGGACATCTATTGGCGCGGCGTGTTGGTACACGAAGCAGTCAACTATAGCTACAGTTGCTACCCCATTGAGATTTCGATGGTTTTTACTGACGGTCTGGCTCTGCTAAAAGACCAGCCGTACCTCGATCCGGATACCGACGCGGACTACCTAAATGATGGTCTTGAGAGTACTGTTGTGGGAAGCAGCTTTGCACCATTGCGTGTGCAAATAGGTCGGTGTCTGAAGAGGTTGCCTCACAACGCTCTTTGGGGGGATCAAGACGACTACTTCACCGAACAGATTGACTTGTTTCATTGGAACCACATCGATGAGACGGCCACTCCCGACGAGATTAAAAGCATCCTCGACAAGACGGGATGTGACCAGCGCATCTGGTACGAGATTCGGGACTACGAGGACGATTGGTATCGCAAGAGCAAGATTGTAACCAACGGCAGTACTTGCTACCAAATCCTGTCCGACATAATGGTGACGATGGGAGCAAGCTTCTATCACGCTAATGGTATGTTCAATGTCACTTCTCCCTTTATGCAGGAGAGTGATTTGGTCATCAATGGCAAGCGCAAATTCTTAGCGGATAAGCGAAGCCTCTTGGACTCATCATACGCATATAGCGCGTATTCACAACCATCAGGATGGGCAGACGGGACGACATTCCCCAACCTTGTTGACTTAACCGACGACCAGGACGACCAGAAGTATCTCATCGTAAGTAGTCGATCTTGGCTTGCTGCCTTGCAACGCGTCAGCTTAACCCATCGTAGTGGTGGCGCACCGCTCATCTTTAGTCAAAAACACAACAAGATTGGCTACATATGCGGAGTGACCGGGGCGACCTCTGGAACCGTTGTTCCGAATCCGGTAAATGAGAATCTTGAGGTCAACTACGGCTACCAATTTCCGCTCACCAATTCAGAGTCTATAGTACCCGCTGAATCAGAATTGAACCTTCGTGGCAAGGTGCGTTTTGGTCACGATCTGCTGGTTGATGCTGACGATGATAAGCTAGGGCTTCAGCCTGTCTTGCGGTTTGAAATTAAGGTTGGCAACTATTACCTGAAGCAGACTGTTCAGTTGATGTCATCAAGTGATTTCAGCAATGACAGCGACTTTGGAACAATACGCGTTGCTCTAGGAAATAACGTCGTTCCTTCTGGCAATGACATCACAGGTTGGTTGCCTGTTGAGATAACTGATCAAGTTCAATGGACAACAAATAGTGCCGATAGGTTCGAGCTGCCGTTACTGCTCCCTGACTACCTTCAAGAGACGCACGACACGATTGAGTATGTCGATTCTGACGACAATGCTTACGAGTACCCTGTAGGCTTCTTTACTAAACGAGACAACAATCATCCTAACCAGATGAATTCTAGTAACTCGGAGCAAAATGGGACTTACGAGAGAACATTAGAATTAGACATAGTGCTTCCTCCTGTCCCAGATGCAGTCGCGGAGCATACGGGAGTGAAAATCGACATTGAGGTCATTGTGTATGACAATCAAGGTAGTTCTGTTGTAGGCACGACTGCTGACAATAGCGATCCATTCTCTTGCCAGATCATCGACTTCCAACTCTTCAATGGTGACGAGTCATATGACCAAGACACTTTGTATTTCGCCAGCCATACTAACCCTGCGGGTGCAGAGACGTATGATGTAGGCGAGACATCGATTGGAACTCGGCCCGCCGAAATGTATGGGGAGTTAGGCGCACTTGTTGTGGGTGACGGGCATCGTACTGCCAACCGCGCGTCCGCTTATGGAGACCATTGGTTCAGTCAGTCATTGGAGTCTTTTCCAACTAGCGACGCGGGCAGTAAAAACCTTGACCTTGTAGTTCGGTCACACTTCAGCAATCGCCAACAGACCATCAGCACCTACAAGATGGAAATCCTGACTCGCAATCACCATAGCGAGTTCATTGTACCCACAAGGCGGGTGAAGTTGGAAGAGGGTGACTCCGAGCCTGTTGTGCAAGTGCAGTCCTGCCAGCACAACTTGATGCAGGGTGTTATGTCTTTCCAAGCATATGAGGTCGATCGGGTTCTGACCAATATGACCACCGACAATAGCACGGAGGCTTTTGACACCTTGATTGGGCCGAAAGGGCCGAAAGGCTCGTTGCCAGGTGACTTCGCAACAACGAAAGTGTCCAAGGTCGGTGGCGGTGCAGGGTTGACCCAAGAGCAGATTAATAAGCTTCTGGCTATTACCATCAACGCCAATGGCGATATCACCGACTTTACAGTAGCATCAGGTTCCGATCCGCTTGATGTGAGCGAGGTGAGCGGAGCTGTATCCACTACTACGCTTGCTACGCTTCAACAACGCGTGACTGACATCGAGCGAGTGACTGACAACGTCACCCTCGATCAGGCAAATAACATCTCGCAGATTGCAACGAACCAAGATGCAATTGCGGCAAATTCTATCCTGCAAACAAGCACAAAACAGTTTGTCACTCAGGCACAATCGGTGCAGATTGGAACGAACGAAACTGACATCGCCAATCTCAGTACAACTCTTGATGCAGTAACCGATGTCATCAAGGGGAGTACGGCAGGAACAGGAAAGGGTCTGTATTCCGATACCAATAGCACAACTGAAAGTAGTGTAGTTGTCAATGCCAACCTGATTTCTGCATCAGTCGAGACGGGATCTTCCGGTACGGAGACTTCTACTACTGCACTCCGAATTACCGGAGGTACAACTGCTGGAGATGCTACAGTCAACTTCGACGTTCCTACGGCAGGGATAAGCCACGACGACTTAGACGACAGACCTCCGCTTTACCACGGCATTGGATTGGACGCGGCTGGCACTGGCGGTTTCCTGATTGGTAGTGGTAGTGTGTCTTTTGCGGTTGGCGATTTGTTGTCATTTACATACAACAACAATGCAGGTATCTACCAATGCATTACAGCCACCTCAATTTCACAGGGGTCCAACGCTACCAATGTTTTCACAAATTGGCTTGCGGAGGCGAGCAAGTTTACACACGTTGGCGCAAGGGGTGACCTCAGTTTGGGGACGTTGGATTCGAGTACGTCATCTGACAGTTTCAGCGATAGTCTTACCACATTTACTTTGACGTGCAGTAGTAATGTATCCATTACTTCTTCTTCACTCATTGGTCTTTTCGGCACGGTGTTTTCGACAGGATCTATAACTGCGGCAGGATTTACGACTACGGGTACGGGTACGATAGGAACACTTGTCGCAAGTAGCCTGAACTATCCTACCTCGGACGGAACTTCCGGACAGGCTCTCGTGACGGACGGCTCCGGCAACTTGTCCTTCTCGACGATTAGTAGTGGTCTAACTGACATAGTTGACGACACCACTCCCCAGCTTGGTGCGGATTTGGATATGTTCACCAATAGTGCCGAGTTGCTTGTGACGGGCAACGTATATGTGTTCCGATATCACACTGGGTCGGCGGCTACAAACTACGGACTGTTCTTCAACCTGACTTCGGCTCGTTTTGAGTTCCTGGATGGTTCAGGCAATGAGGTGTTTGCCATCAATGCCAACAACGGCAAGACCAAGGTTGCTAACTCTTACTTCCTGCCAACCGCAGACGGATCAAGCGGTCAAACCATACAGACCGATGGTAGCGGCAATTTGTCCTTTGTCACGCCTCCACCGATACCTCTTACCACCATTTCAGGCAGATGGCAATGGAGTTCGACGGACAGCAACGAACGGGTGATGACGGGTTTAAGTTCGTATGGTCCATTCAATTGGTATAGCCACACTACGGAACCATCGGATAGCACGATCCTCACCTATACCGGGACGGAGGTGGTCGATTCCACAAGCGGTTCAATGGCGGCGTATTACCATCAGTCTTTCGGAATGCAGATACCCACTAATAACAAAAAAGTGCGGGTGGACTTTATGTTTAGAATGCAGAATATGGGGTCGGGGGCTAATATCGGTATGTCTTTGTGGGGTGCTGATTTGCCATCCAATGGGACCACCAGCAATATCACCTGGACGTTGCGCGGGCAGTCGGCTGATGTAACCACAACATCGACAAGCACGGTCGCAATTTATAGTGGGAGTTTCACCACCAATTCGGTAGTTACCGAGGACACCCTGCTCCCAATGTGGGAGCATCGTGGCGGCACAACGCTTGCCACTACCGCCTACATTTTCGGCAATTTCAATGTTTACCTTGTTGACTGATGCATATTTCAGAAGATCCACTCGAAGAGTTGCCGACTACGGCGACTTTAGCAGACGTAATTGCCAAGTTGAACGAAGTGATTGAAGCCATAAACCATATGTGGCATCCGGAAGATTAATCGGACAGGGTTTACATAATTAGTAGGATTAGTCCACAACTTCGTTGAGTGATGTTGTGCAAAGAGAACTTGCTAAACGTGTTTGGATTGGGGTGGAGTTATGCCGTTCTTGAGGTACATATGACAACCATTCTGACACTTGGTACAGGGGTAACCCTGATTTGGATGAATGTCGAGCGGGCATTGAAAGCCCGAAATAGTCGCAAACAAAATCAAGATGGGTGATCTCCTTATTCAAAACTGGCCTGAAATCGCTTTGGCCGTTCTTTTCGTTGCGGATCTTATCGTTTCTATCACTCCTGGTAAAACGGACGATAAGGTCGTCGGCTACATCCGCCTCCTCGTCAACGCCATTGCCAATGACCGAGACGACAAGAAGAAGGCTGAATGAAATAGACGGCGACCAGATTGCGCAAGCATTCGATAAAATCATTCTTCACCATACTGCTACTCCGCGTGAATCAAAATTCGATGTGGAGTGGTGTCGTCTGCTGCACAAAGGTTTCGGCTGGAGGGATATTGGATATCACTACTACATTGATGCCGATGCCGAGTTACACATTGGTCGCCCGGTTCGGATGCGGGGTGCGCACACTCTAGGTCAGAATGCGGACTCTATTGGTATAGCTTACTGCGGGGGTATGAAAGGCGGTAGGCAACACTTCACGATGACCTATGAGCAGTCTCAAACGGTGTTGGACTTGATCCAGAGACTAAGGGATGTCACAGGTAAGGAGTTGCCTCTATTTGGACACCGTGATTTCAAGCCTACATTCTGTCCGGGTTTCGATGTCCACGAT